CATGAGTGCAAAAGGCTGCTGCTATGACAATGCCTGCGCGGAAAGCTTTTTCCACACGCTGAAGGTAGAGTGCATCCACGGTGAGCGTCTAATCAGTCGCGATGATATGCGTACGATGGTATTTAATTACATTGAGTGCGATTACAATCGCTGGCGTCGTCACAGTGCCTGTGGCGGCCTCAGCCCGGAACAATTTGAAAATCAGAATCTCGCTTAGGCGCGTGTCCATATTACGAGGAGAGGATCAGATGTGCTGCGGCGCAATGCTGGTGTACGTGATGCCGAAGCAGCACTGGAGAAAGTGCTGGAGCAAATCAGGAGTGCCAGAAACGGAGAATCAGCCCTGGCCGCCCTTGAAGCTGCGAAGCTGACTGTATCGGCGATCGACATTTCAGCAGATACCGTCCAGCCCGTTCACATCTCCGAACTGCTCACCGCAGTGGCGGACGAAGTTGAATCGCGGAGCCAGGGGAAAGAAGAGACCAGGTGCCTACTCACTGGCATTGAGGAGCTTGATGCTATGACCGGCGGCATTGAATCGACAGATCTGGTGTTTATCGCCGCGCGGCCATCCATGGGCAAAACCGAGCTTGCACTGGATATCATCGACAAGGTTTCCGCTCAGGGCCATGGCGTGCTGTTTTTCAGTATGGAGATGTCGGACACGCAGATCACCAAGCGCATGGTCTCCGCTGCAGGCGGGATGTCGATGTCTCGACTGAAAGCCGTGGATAAATTCGAGGACGAAGACTGGGCGCGGTTCTTTAACGGCATGGAACGCATGGCAACCCGCAACATCTGGATCACCGACGCCACCGGTCTGACTATCGACCAGATACAGCAAACCGCCACGCGCTACCAGATAGCGCATCCGGAAATCGCGCTGGTGGTCATCGACTATCTGGCGCTTATCAAAATTCAGAGTGCTGCGCGGTACGATCTGGCCGTTGGCGAAGTATCCAAGGGGCTTAAAAACCTGGCTAAATCCAATAAAACCCCTGTCCTTGCGCTGAGCCAGCTGTCGCGCGGTGTCGAATCCAGACCCAATAAGCGGCCAATGAACTCCGATATGAAAAACTCGGGGGAAATTGAGGCTGATGCTGACTTGATCCTGATGTTGTACCGAGATGAGGTTTATAACCCTGAATCGCCAGCAAAGGGTATTGCCGAAATCAACGTGACAAAACAGCGTAATGGAGAGCTGGGGACCATCTATCGTCGATTCTACAACGGTCATTTCCTGCCAATTGATCAGGAGGAAGCTCGCCAACGTTCGACGCCGCAACCAAAGGCACATCAACGCCGTTACACGAAAGGGAGCCGGGCTGGCCATGAAGATTTTTAACATTACACCAATGGGCAAGCCGAGGATGACCCGGGCAGACAAATGGAAACAGCGGGAAGTGGTCATGCGCTACCGGGCATTCTGCGATGAGGTCCGTCTGAAGAACGTTGCTATGCCGGAGCAGGGCGGACACATAACCTTCGTGGTTCCCATGCCAAAGAGCTGGAGCCAGAAGAAGCGAGTAACGATGAACGGACAGGCACACCAGCAGAAACCAGACGCCGATAACATGATCAAAGCGCTGATGGATGCTCTGTTTACTGATGACGCACATATCTGGGACTTTCGTGTAACAAAAGTCTGGGGTGAATCCGGACAAATTTTAATTTCTGATATCGGAGAAGTGGCCGCATGAAACTGGAAGCATCGTTAAAGCATTTCAGCCCGCAGGGGATGCATATCAGCGACGACGTGAAAAGCACATCGCCGAATCGCCTGAATGGCACAGACATTATGACCGGGATCGGTGTGACCAGCAGCAGGGCACGCTTCGGCCTGGCCGCTTTCTTCGGAAAGGCTGGTATCAGCAAAACGGATGAACAGCTCGCAGTTCAAGCGCTGGCGCGACATGCCATTGATACAGCACCTAAAAACGTGCGGAAGGCCGCAGGTAAAGCGCTGGGGCGCTGCTGCCTGGTGCTGGCGCAGTTTGCCTTTGCGGAGTACTCACGTTCGGCGGCCACCAGCGCAACGTGTCACAGCTGCAGCGGAACCGGCTTTATTTCCAGCCATGAAGATGTAATTAAGCACCCTGGTATTTTCGATGCTGACGGTGTCGAAGTGAAGGCCCCAAAGATTAGAAATGAACTGGTGAAAAGGGTCTGTGGAGTGTGCGGAGGAAAGAAAGTGATCCATGCGCGATGCAGGTGTAGTGGTAAAGGGGAGGTCTTAGATCGCAAAGCGACCAAAGAACTTGGCGCACCGGTTTTCAAAACATGTGAACGCTGCTCTGGTAATGGCTTCTCTGTTGTACCCTCTGCGACGGTACACCGCGCCATTCTGAAGCGTCTCCCGGATCTCCATCAGTCTTCGTGGTCACGCAACTGGAAGCCGTTCTATGAAGGGCTGGTGGATATGCTTCACAAAGGAGAGAGACAGGCAGCGGCTGAATTTGAGAAGGCGACCATTTATTGATGTGATCGAAACAGATGGCGGCAAATTTTTGCACGATAGAGTTGACTTTGCATAAAATTGTCCTGTATTATTCTAATCATGGATACGTACATCCAAATGAAACTGATTCTGAACCCTGCCAACCGGCGGGGTTTTGCTTTTCTGGGGGAAACGATGCAGCAGCCATATTTTTTTAACCCGGGCATGACCACTCAACAGCTTGAAGACTGGCTTGGGCAACAGAAAATCTATCTTGCCCACTTCAACCGTCTGATAGCAGAAAAAGCCGCTCTTGAGGAGCGGCTGAGTCAGATCTCTGCGGAGATTGGGCGAGTCGCTACTGGTAGCTTTGAAGGAATACTGAGTTTTCCCTGGGATCCCAGTCCTCTTGTGGAAAATCCTCAACAGGATAGTGGCCAGTCGGCAGATTGAGTGACGCCAGGACAGCGGCAGCATCTTCTGACATATAACTGGGGTTTAGTTGACTGGCAATGATAAAGAGACAGTCGTTTAGCGAGAGTCTTCTAATCTCTTCAGGTTTCCACTTGGTCATTTCGAAGATAAGGTGATGAAGAGCCTTATCGTTATCAAGATAATAATAATCCGATGAAAAATGTTTCCTGTACTCATCGAGAATACATTCAAGAGTGAATATTTGTCCTATTCGATACCAAACCTGCCTGGCTCTGTAACTGTGTGAGTCTGCCAGTAATGTTTGGGGGAAGTTGTTATTTTGACAAACCCGGGACTTGATTACCTGTAAAAGGTCTGAGTACTTACTCATATTTTCACCAGTTGATGTTTTAATCATTTGCGAATCAATTTTATCAAAGAGAAAAACAAGCCGCTACACGCTGATAACATCAGGCTGGGCGGTTATGGTGAGCCGATACATCAGACAAGCAGAGTATTGAAACCAGAAAGACTGAATGTTAAATTTCTGGTGTGGTGAATCCCCCTATGCGGAGGGGCATTGCCAGTCTGATATGTTTTTTTGCGCATTGCGAGTCGTCTGTGGACTGGCGGCGACTTACCGGGAGGCACCCGGCACCACACCTAATAAAAAATGATGATAGCTGTAAGGCCCACTTCGGTGGGCTTTTTCTTTGGGCAAAAAAAAGCCCGCATGGTTTCATGCAGGCAAGGCAGTTACATTTAGATTTTGTCCCGGTATATGTTTTTTGTCCGGAAGTCGAAAGATACTGTCTCGAATACATTTTGTAAATAACGGATTCAAATCACAAGGCCATGCATTTGCATGGCTTTTTTATTATCAGGTCCCGCGGAAATCATCACCGACATGCTTCGTTGTTAAATCCAGCCTGACGGGCCTGACCTTCTCACACACAGCTTCCCGATCTTTCATCGGAGGCGGTAACTATGGCTAAGCGTATGCAAGACAAAGAGAGCATTGCCGGGATGTCCTGGCTGGTTCTGCTGATCATTGCTTGCTGGGGTGGACTTGTCCGCTACCTGATAGATGTGAAGCAGAGCAAGGCAACATGGAGCTTGATCAATGCTCTTGCCCAAATGGTGGTTTCAGGGTTTACCGGCGTTATTGCTGGCCTGGTGAGCATTGAAAGCGGACTGAGCATTTACATGATTCTGGCAACCGCGGGGATAAGCGGCGCGATGGGCTCCGTAGCGCTCACGTATTTCTGGGAACGAATCACCGGAGTGAAAGCACAATGACAGCAGACCAGATTATCGAGGGGATCCTCGGCAAGGAGGGTGGTTATGTCGATCATCCGTCGGATAAAGGCGGGCCGACCCGCTGGGGCATCACGCAGACCACCGCCCGTGCACATGGCTACACCGGTGATATGCGGAACCTGCCCAGGGAAACAGCAAAGCAAATCCTGCTGAGCGATTACTGGACCGGCCCCCGGTTTGACCAGGTGGCAGCTCTATCTACGTTACTGGCAGATGAGCTTTGCGACACTGGCGTGAACATGGGGCCATCTGTAGCCAGTAAGTTTTTCCAGCGCTGGCTGACCGCAATGAATATGCGCGGAAAGCTGTATCCCGATCTGATTCCGGATGGCGCCATTGGTCCCCGAACCATCACCGCGCTTAAGGGATACCTTTCCGCCCGCGGGAAAGAGGGTGAACAGGTTCTGTTGCGTGCGCTGAACTGCAGCCAGGGTGCCAGATACCTCGAACTGGCGGAGGGACGCGAAGCCAACGAGGATTTTCTCTACGGCTGGGTTAAGGAGCGTGTCCTGTGAAGATGATCATTTTCGCTTTGCTTGTGCTGGTGGCTGTGCTCGTTCTGTTACTTCTGCGCAAATATACCCGGCTGGAGTTCGTAGGGCATGCCAGCTTGCTGCTGAAAACGTGGTCTGTAAAGCTGGGAGCTATCGGCGCGCTGGTTGGTGTATGGGCGCAGTCGTTCCCGGATGCTGCGCTGCACGCCTGGGCGGTGCTGCCGCCGGATATCAAAAACATCCTGCCGCCAAACATCGTTGCGTTGATTAGCCCTGCGCTGGTGGTGCTGGCCGTACTATCGCAATACGTACGCCAGCCAGCATTGAAAGAAAAGGCCGACGAACTGAAGGAGCAGCAATGAGCTTTGAAATTATCGCGGGACTGGTGGTCGTCATCCTGGGTGCTATTGCTGGCGCGTTCGGCATTGGTCATGCTCGCGGGGCCAGTAAGGCGAAAGCCAAAGCTGATCAGCAACGTACCGAAGAGAACGCCGCTGCTACTGTCGCCGCGGCAGAACGCCGTGCTGAAGTCACGAAAGGGGCCAGCGATGTACAGGAAGACGTTAAGCGTATGGGCGATGACGATGTTGATCGGGAGTTGCGCGAAAAGTTTACCCGCCCCGGTAGTCGTTGACACGGCCTGCAGCTGGGTGCGGATCATCTACCTGACTGACCACGATATCGATGTGCTGGATAAGCAGACCAAGCGTGACATCCTGGCGCACAACAAAGCAGTGCAGGCTAACTGCCCGTAACGGAGTATCCATGAAAGAAAGAAAACTCGTAATTGAAATTGATGACAGCGCCATTGATTCAGTCATCGAAAAGGTGCGCCTGCTCAAGGATGAACTGAGAAGCCTTAACCTGCCGATCAACATCTCTGTTGCAGTGCCGGCAGCATTAAAGCCGGAAGAGGAAAGGAACACGCAGGATGCCAGAAGCGTATTCCTTAGCAACCTTGATGCCGAAATTACTCAGGCTTGGTCATCATTGACAGAGCTTTTGAATATACGTCGCGACGCGACCTCCTCCGACTAGCTGCTGCCGCTGTTTTTAGTTCATTCACGGATTTTGTGAATTTAGCCCTCACGTTACTGGCGCTATCTGTTGGCAACTCGCTGAAGAGGCAGGATACAGCGATAGATAAGATCTCGGTCTCACCTTTGAGTGACTCCAGCTCCTCGACGATTTTCTGTAAAAGTTTCTGATTATCAACGGACATTAAAACGCTCCTTACTTTTTGTGTGAAAACTCAAAGATAAGCGAGCGTTACTTTTTGCAACATCCTGATATTCGATCAGTGCCGCCACCGTGCGGCATTTTTATTACCAGAAGTAGGAGAAGAAGCATGTTGACAGTAAAAGTGATGTCGCCTGGCGGCGGCGAAGAAATCCATAGCGGCCTGAGCGTTGGTTTCAACCCCAATCAGCAGAGTATCTCAGTGTCTGGAATGGACCAGAACGTGTTCCTGAAGCAGGGGGAGGTGGCCTATGTGATGAACGCAAACGGCAAGACCATTTCCCGTTACGAACACAGGGCCCAGCAGTAGGCATTACAGAAGCTCCTGAGCTAAGGGGCTTCGATAATGCTAAACCGAAGCATCTGCCTTAAGTGTTATAAAAAACCCCGTGGAGGAAATCCCAAAGCTACGGGGTGCTGTACAGCCAGCCAATGACTGATTGTAGCCACGAAGTTGGTTTATTTTCTACTGGTTGAGAATAAAACTGAGAGCCAGGAAGGCTTGAGAGTGGCTCATCCATAAGCTCACGGGTAGAACGGCAGACTTTGTCATGGCAGAGCAAAGTCATAAGATAGTTTAGATAACACTCCGGATATGACAAGCGTAGCGGGTGTAAATCAGTTAACGGAGCTCAGCGGCTAAGGCATCAAGCATTCACTGAGTATCGTTGATAATGCTATAGTTCACCAGAAAGAGCAGATTGCATGGTGTCAGGAGACACAGCTCATATTTAGAACGTCAGGGTTAAGTTAGTGGTGAATGTAACTATTAATAGTGGGTTAGTCAGTTATTTGTTTTTGTTATTGACTATGTGGCCAGTTTTTATAACGCTCTGTCTAGGGATGTCTATAGCATTTTACGGAGTGTTAATGAAGAAAACTGCACTTGGCTGGCTACTTGCCGCTTTATTTTTTGGAATTATTGGATGGCTGTGTGGGTATTAACTCACTGACGCTGAGGTTTCTTTTCGAAGTCTTCAAGGATGTATTGCTGCCGTTATCCATCGAATGCATGTATGCTGGTAAGGATTTTTAAAGGAAAAGGAATGGATAATGAATACCCAGAAGCTTTTAGATACATACATGTTAGTTGGGGCCGGTCTTTCTCGCGTCAAATATGAGATTTTCTCAGGAGATGAAGGGTCATATGCGTTTATTACTATTTATGCATATGAACCTCATTTCCATATTAAGGGCTATGATTCTTTAAAGTTAGACGACGCTATTGATGTCAGATCTCAGATCGAAGGACATTTTGTAGATAACTACCAGTAGCCAAAATCAATTATCTGAATCTACAGCCTCGCTTATGCGGGGCTTTTTATTGGAGTGAATATGGCAACTAATTCACCCTGGCATCATCTCTATAACACTAAACGGTGGTATCGACTGCGTTTTCACCAGCTTCAGAAACAGCCACTCTGCGAGTTTCACCTCAGGCGAAATCAGGTGATATCTGCCACCGTTGTTGATCACATCAAACCTCACAAGGGCGATGAAACCCTCTTCCACAACCCGGACAATCTTCAGTCGCTATGCAAGCGCTGCCACGACTCGGTTAAGCAACGCATGGAGAAGGGCGGAACGGTTACCGAGTTCGACAATGAAGGCAGGGTAATCTGGTAACAGGAGCGCGCAATGCAAGACCTGAAGATTGAATACCGGGATGGCAAGCTGGTGGAACTGAGCATTGATGGTGTGAGCTTTCTTTCTGCATCCGCCATCTCCTTCAGTCATACAGCAAACGAGACGCTACCAACGATCATCCTGACAATGTCTGTCGGTGTCGGTGAGCGCCTGGAGCCCCCCAGCCCTCCCCGTGAAAACTTGCGGATCATCGAGAAATGATAGATTTTCTCATTATCAGCCCGAGAGGGTGGGGGGAGGGGTAAAACTCTGGCGGCAATCGTAAAAAGACCGCGCCCCCAGTTTTCTTTTCAAAAACGTCCAGAAAAAAAGGAAAAAAGCGATGGCACAGCGAGGCAGAAAATCTCTTGCCGCGACGACGGCTGTGTCGCTTCCGGCTCTGGCTGAAAGCAGGCTGCAGCCCTTGTTACACCTTAGCGATCCAGAGATAAACGTTTGGATCAGACTGGTTAACGATAACCCGGCCAGCTCATTTACTGAAACACATCGCGACATGATGGAAATGTACTGTCGGCATGTGGTGCAGGCGAGACTGTTAACCACTCAGATCGAGGAGTTTGAGCTGGAGTGGCTGGCTCGGGATGACGGGCTGAAGCGCTACGATAAATTGCTCACGATGCGCGAACGTGAAGTACGGTCTGCGTCTTCACTGGCAACGCGACTGCGTATCACCCGGCAGGCGACTGCTGATCCTAAAACAGTAGGACGCGCCAACAAAAATCTGCCGCGGGAGAAAAAACCCTGGGAAATTGAATAAGGCTCTTCGATGGCTAAAAAAACTCTGACAAGAGCCGAGAGGAATATCCTCTGGTGCGAAAGAAATATTTATATTCCCGAAGGTAAGTTTGTCGGCCAGCCGCTGAAAATGGCTGAGTTCATGAAGGATGACTTCAGAGCCATTTTCGACAACAAGCATGGTACACGTCGCGCAATCATCAGTCGCGGGCGAAAAAACGCCAAAACGGTGGAAACCGCCATGCTGATGTTGCTCTACCTGGTAGGGCCCGAGGCTGCACCGAACTCGCAGCTGTATTCTGCGGCACGCTCACGCGACCAGGCGGCTATTCTGTTTAACCTGGCCTCGAAGATGTGCCGGATGAACCCGGTACTAATGCAGTACGTTGCGATCAAGGATTCAGCTAAAGAAATCCACTGCCCTGAGCTGGGTTCTTATTACCGCGCACTGAGTGCCGAAGCTACCACGGCCTATGGTTTCTCGCCGCGATTTGTTGCACACGACGAACTGGGCCAGGTTCGTGGGCCGCGAGACCCGCTTTATGAAGCGCTGGAAACCGCCACCGCTGCACAGGATAACCCTATTTCGATAATCATCAGCACCCAGGCGCCCGATGCGAGCGACCTGCTTAGCCTGCTGATTGATGATGGCCTGACCGGAGCCGATCCCCGGACGGTGGTCCGGCTTCAGACCGCGCCGGAAGATATCGATCCTTTCTCTGTCGAGGCCATCAGGCTGGCAAACCCGGCCTTCGATGTGTTCATGAACCAGAAAGAAGTGCTGGATATGGCCGCCAGTGCGAAACGCCTGCCGTCTCGCCAGGCAGAGTTTGAGAACCTTGTGTTAAACCGCAGGGTTGAAGCGAAAAGCCCGTTCGTTAGCCAGAGTGTATGGCATATGAACAAGGAGGAACCCGGCGAACTTGCGGGGGCTACCGTATGGGGCGGGCTCGATCTTTCCAGCGTGTCAGACCTGACCGCACTGGTGCTGAACACCACGCAGGGCGATGTGCACTGTAAATTCTGGCTACCGGAGGAAGGGCTGGCAGATAAGGCGCGTAACGATCGTGTGCCTTATGACATATGGGCGAAGCAGGGCTGGCTAAACACGACACCTGGTAAGGCTATCGAGTATGGATTTATCGCGAGGGAGCTGCGGCGCGTTTTTGATCTCTGTAACGTCAGGGCGCTGGCGTTTGACCGCTATAACATGCGCTTCCTTCGCCCGCATCTCATCGATGCTGGTTTCACCGATGTGGAGCTCGAACGATTCGTAGAGTTCGGTCAGGGGTTTGTTTCCATGTCGCCTGCTCTCAGGGAGCTGGAAGCCAAACTGCTCGGTGCGCAGCTGAAGCACGGCAATCATCCGATCCTCGAAATGTGCGCCAAAAACGCCACGGTAATCACTGACCCTGCCGGTAACCGCAAGTTTGTGAAAGGTAAGTCGAGCGGACGTATCGACGGCATGGTAGCGCTGGCGATGTCTATTGGCGCGCAGACCAGTGACGAGGTAGAGGAGCAGGGTGACGTTAATGATTTCATTTACAACTTTTTGAGCGTGTAAAAATGGCAGATACCGATTACAGCATTGACCTGCGGACGCGATCGCCATTCTGGGCGCGCATGGCCTCTATCCTGACCGGCGGCCGCCTGGTGACACCCGATAAGGGCTCGCAAATGGCGGGTACGTCAGCGCACGGTGTGGTTGGTGATTCTGTTGTGACTGATGAGCGTAATATGCAAATCAGTACGGTATGGGCCTGCATCAGGTTAATCTCCACCGTAACAGCATCTTTACCACTCGATGTTTATCAGACCAAAAATGATCAGCGCACGAAAGTGGACAACAGTCACCCCCTTGCGAAACTGCTGAGATTCCGTCCCAACAACTTCATGACCGCTCTTGAGTTTCGCGAAGCAATGACTATGCAGCTATGTGCCTACGGCAACGCCTATGCACATGTTGAGCGAAACGGTGTTGGTGACGTGATTAGCATGGTTCCACTGATGAGCGCCAATATGGAAGTTCGGCTCAGCGATAACGGTAAAAATATTATCTACCGCTACCGACGGGACACTGAATACGCTGACTTTTCACAGAAAGAAATTTTTCATCTCAAAGGATTTGGCTTCAATGGTCTGACTGGTCTTTCGCCGCTGGCGTTCAGTGCGAAGTCTGCTGGTGTGGCCATAGCGATGGAAGATAACCAGCGTGAATTTTTCGCCAACGGTGCGAAGTCTCCGCAGATCCTGATGACTGACGGCAAGGTGCTGACGAAAGAGCAGCGTGGGCAGCTGGAGGAAAACTTTAAGGAGATTGCTGGTGGTCCGGTCAAAAAGCGGCTTTGGATCCTTGAGAGCGGCTTCACCACGCAACCTATCGGCGTTTCGCCTCAGGATTCAGAAATTCTGGCTGCGCGTAAATTTCAGGTCGCCGAACTGGCGCGATTTTACGGCGTGCCTCCACATCTGGTCGGCGACGTGGACAAAACCACCTCCTGGGGATCGGGGATTGAACAGCAAAACCTGGGCTTTCTCCAGTATACCCTCAAACCCTACCTTGATCGGTGGGAGTACAGCATTGAGCGCTGGCTGGTCAAAGAGTCAGAACAGGGCATCATTCACGCCGAGCATAACCTCGACGGGCTGTTGCGCGGTGATTCAACAAGCCGGGCATCATTTATGCAAATCATGGTCAATACCGGGATTCGGACCGTTAACGAGGTTCGAAGGCTCGATAACCTGCCGCCGCTGCCCGGAGGTGATGTGGCGACACGGCAGTCGCAGAACGTGCCCATTACCGATCTCGGAACAAACAAAGAGCCCCGCAATGCCGGGGCTTAATTTTTATGGGGGCTATGATGCCTGACATTCAGAAGACGCTGGCTTTCGACCAGACAGAAATCAAGTTCATCGGCGACGGCAGTAAGGGAACATTTGAAGGGTATGCCTCGGTTTTTAATAACACCGACGCCGATGGCGACATTATTTTGCCAGGTGCTTTCGCTGGTGTGATTGCTAACCAGAGTCGCAAGGTGGCCATGTTCTTTAACCACCAGACACGTGCTATCCCGGTCGGTAAATGGGATGCCATGCATGAAGATGACAAGGGGCTATTTGTCCGTGGTCAACTTACTCCAGGGCTTAGCCTGGCCGAAGACCTGAAAGCTGCCATGCAGCATGGCACGGTTGAAGGGATGTCTGTTGGGTTTTCCGTTGGGCCTGATGATTACACCGTTGGCACGTCAGGGCTCATCTTCAAAAACATCTCTTACCTGCGGGAAATTAGCGTCTGTACTTTCCCGGCTAACGAGCTCGCTGGCGTAACGGCCATGAAGAGCATCGACAGCATCAAATCTATTCGCGATGCGGAGGCCTGGCTGAGGGATTCAGTCGGGCTTTCGCGTTCTGAAGCACAGGCATTTATCGCCCGTGTTAAGTCTGCAGGCCGAAGCGAGTTCGGTAGCGACGACATTGACGCGCTGGCACAGCGCATTAACTCATTTGCCGCTAACCTGCGGACACCTTAACGGAGTAACACATGTCTGAATTATCTGTACTGGAAAAAGCTATCGAAAACTCCCAAAAAGAAGTAAAGGAGCTTATCGAAGAACAGCGTAAATCCATCAACCAGACCGGTGAAATCAACAAGCAGCTGCAGATCGATCTGACGAAAGCACAGGAAGAACTGAAAGCCATCGGCACCCGCCTGTTCGATCTTGAGCAGAAACTGGCCGGAAACTCTCCTGATCAGACTGCGCAGAAGTCATTTGCTCAGCGCGTATCTGAAGACCTGATGAAGGGCTGGGACGGCTCGCGTACTAAAGCGAAAGTCACCAGTTTTGATAAAGCGATTGGTTCCGGCGCAGCGTCGGCAGGCGCCCTGGTCCAGCCGCAGCAGCTGCCGGGTATTCTTATGCCGGGTCTTCGCCGTCTGACCGTGCGTGACTTGCTGGCACAGGGGCGTATCACCAGTAACGCGCTGGAATACGTGCGCGAAAACGTGTTTACCAACGCTGCAGCACCAGTGGCAGAAGGTACCCTCAAGCCGGAAAGTAATATTACCTTCACCAAAGAAACGGCGAACGTGAAAACTATCGCCCACTGGATCCAGGCATCGCGCCAGATCATGGATGATGCCCCGGCGCTCGAGTCTTACCTCAATTCCCGCATGATGTACGGACTGGCACTGGTGGAAGAGAACCAGATGCTGAACGGGGACGGTACCGGCGATAACCTGCAGGGGCTCAACGTAGTAGCGAATGACTACGAAACCACACTCAACGCAGCCGGAGATACTGGCGCTGATGTTCTGGCACACGCCATCTATCAGGTATCGCTGAGTGAGTTCGAAGCAGACGGCATCATTCTGAACCCGGCGGACTGGCACCGTATTGCCCTGCTGAAGGACGCTAACGGCAATTACATTCTCGGTGGCCCGCAGGCGTTTGCCTCGAAAGTGCTTTGGGGGCTTCCGGTGGTGTCGACCACAGCGCAGACGGCAGGCAAATTCACCGTTGGCGCGTTTGGCCTGGCGTCGCAGGTTTGGGATCGCATGGATGCCACCATCGAGATCAGCAACCAGGACCGCGATAACTTCGTTAAAAACATGCTGACCATCCTTTGCGAAGAGCGCCTGGCGCTGGCCCACTATCGCCCGGCAGCGATTGTGACGGGTGATATTGCTGTCAGCACTGGTGCATAACAAAAGGGCGCGGCCAGCAATGGCCGCGTAAATGAGATGAAAATTAAAGCTCTCCGTATGTTCTCGCATTATCACCTGGGTACGGTATCTCAGGGGGAAATCCGCGAGGTGCATAAAGAAATCGGCGAAGTACTGGTGAAACTGCATCTGGCCGAGGCGGTTGAGCCGGAAAAGGCAACAGACTCTGGTTCTGCGGAGCCTGCTAAAGCCAAACCAGGGGGTAAAGGTGGAAATAAGCGAGGAACAGCTGGCGCAGATAAAGGCGCATCTGAAGGTTGATGGTGACGACGAAGATACGCTTATTGCTGCCTATGCTTCGGCCTCCGTCGATTATGTTGAGCGGTTTTGCGACGGTGCGCTGGTCGAAACATTAACGCCGCCAGTGGAAGGGGAAACTCAGCCCCGTGAGGTTATTTTTACTTCCGGCATCTGGGCGGCAATGCTTTTGCTGATTGGACACTGGTATGCGAACCGCGAAGCGGCAGCGCAGAACCTATCGGAAGTTCCGCTGGGCGTTGAGGCGCTGCTGATTAGGCACCGGAGGTGGAACTAATGGGCTGCTCAGGATGTGCTAAACGGCGTGAGTGGTTAAAAAAGTGGACGAAAATAGCCTATGAACGAGCAACTGGTAAACGCGCTGATAGCAGCGTTGAGAGAACAAACAACAGCACAGCGAGAGCAGACGGAAGCGATAAACCGCCTGGCTGAGTCTAACGTCGCCCTGTCCGATGTAATTATCCAGTCGCTTGCCGGCGATCTCGATGAGGCGCCAGAGCAGCAAACCTATCTGAGCGGGAAACCCAGGGGGTGATATGCAGGCCGGAAAATTGCGTCACAGGATCACCCTGCAGGAACCGGTCAAAGAACAGAACCCGACAACGGGAGCCGTAATTAATACCTGGCGCGATGTCGCAACCCTTTGGGCCGAAGTCGCTCCTTTATCCGCACGTGAGTTTATTGCGGCCCAGGCCTCTCAGGGCGAAGTTACCACACGGATAACGATGCGTTACCGTGAGGGTGTCACCCGCAAACATCGGATCCTGTTTCGTGGCCGCTTCTACAACATTGAGGGCGTTTTACCTGACCCCCGGAGCGGCAGGGAATACCTGACACTGCCATGTTCAGAGGGGGCTAACGATGGCTGATGGCGTGGAAGTAAACCTGACCGGCCTCGATTCCGTCCTGGGGAAACTGGATGCCGTCTCACAGGTCACTCGCGATAAATCCGGTCGTGCAGCGCTGCGTAAAGCGGCAAACGTCATCAGGGACAGAGCGCGCAATAATGCCGCGCGGGTTGATGATCCTCTCACCAAAGAGGCTATCTACAAAAACATTGTGGTCAGTTTCAGCAGCAAGGCATTTCGCAGAACCGGCGATCCAACGTTTCGTGTCGGGGTGATGGGCGGCGCCAGGCAATACGCCAATACAAAGGCCAACGTCCGAAAAGGCAGGGCGGGTAAAAGTTATAACACTGCCGGAGATAAAGGTAATCCCGGTGGGGATACCTGGTACTGGCGATTCCTGGAGTTCGGCACAGAACATGCTGCAGCGAGGCCAATAATTAGGCCTGCACTGAACGGGGTCGATGCCGATGTGATTAACGTTTTTGCTTTGGAGCTGGAAAAGTCCATTGATCGGGCTGTGCGACGGGCGGCTAAAAAAGGAACTCCGGTATGATTGCTCCAATATTTGCAGTTTGCGCAGCCAGCCAGGCAGTCAGGGATTTGCTAGGCTCTAATCCCGTGCGGCTTTATCCATTCGGTATGCAGGACGATAATATCGTTTACCCCTATGCAGTCTGGCAAAACATAGGCGGCAACCCTGAAAATTATCTGAACCAGCGGCCAGATGCGGATCACTATTCTCTGCAGGTTGATGTCTATGGCGATACTGACACCGACGTGATCGCCGTTGCCCGCGCTTTGCGTGACGCAATTGAGGGCAAGGCCTATATCACCCGATGGGGTGAACAAAGCCGCGATCCTGAAACAATGCGATACCGCTATTCCTTCGATGTTGACTGGATAACGACCAGATAACCAACAACCCCAAACTGACCCGCCTTGTGCGGGTTTTTCTTTTATGGAGACAAAACATGTCTGTATTAACGCAAGGCACGCAGTTTTTTGTGCTCAAGTCTGGCGTGGTCAGCGAGGTTGAATGCATCACCAGTTTCAACCCCGGCGGGAACCCTGCCGATCAGATTGAAGATACCTGTCTGAGTGAGCGGGATTCCAGAACCTACAAAAAGGGACTTAAAACGCCTGCGGCCGCAACCGTCGGGCTTAACGCTGATCCGACGAACGCAAGCCACATTATGTTGCATGGCCTCGCTGAAGCGAATGACCAGACGCCGTTAACTTTTGCGGTTGGCTGGTCAGATGGAACCAGCGCCCCGACAGCCGCCGCTCCTGGCGCTGAGGATGCTGTTGATGGCCTGGTGCTGCCATCGGATCGCACCTGGTTCATTTTCCAGGGTTACGTTTCTGACTTCCCGTTTGATTTTCAGGGTAACGCTGTTGTGACGACCTCCGCCACGATCCAGCGGTCTGGCTCTTCCGTATGGGTGCCTAAGGCCGCAGCGTAATTAATATGCCCGGTTATCCGGGCTTTTCTATTCAGGAGCTGAAATGCAACTTACTCTCGATACGTTAAAAGAAACCGGTGCCTTTACCGGGCGTCCCGTGGAAAAAGAAATTAAGTGGAAAGGCCGTGACGGGAAAGAGCATATCGCAACCGTCTATGTGCGCCCGATGGGCTACCACACCACTAAAGCTGAACTGCTGGCGTATAACGGGAAATCGGACCCGATTGCTGAGCGCATTGCGGCGCATATTTGCGATCAGGACGGCGCCCCAGTGTTTACCGCGGCTGACATTCTTGGGACTGCTACCCCAGATCGTGGGGCGCTGGACGGTCCGATTGTTATGGCCCTCCTGGCTGCAATTCATGATGTAAACGAACTGGGAAAGACTACGAGCTAACCGGCGAGGATGAATTCTGGTGCGAACTGGTGATGAACGGCATCGGCGGCCGCACCATCGCAGTGGCTCAGGAGCGGATGAGTCGCAGGGAATTTCTGGTTTGGCTCAAGTACCGTGAGAAGTACGGACCGCTCAATATCATGATGCGTACCGAGTGGGGGGCTTCGCTGGTGGCGTCTGTCCTGGCTAACATCAATAAGGCAAAGAACACGCCGCCGTTCAAGGTAAGTGACTTTGCACCGCACATCAACGAAGCGCCATTATCTCTGGAAGAGGCCATGAAATCCTGGGACTAATTATTGTTTTTGCCTTTAAAAAAATCCTGCTACCCTTTTGGTAACTATTATCACGAGGGAATGATATGAAGAGTTCAGGTCAGTTGTTATCGCTGGCAGGTATAATTCTCGCGGTGTACTCATTGTTCTTTATGGATGTGAGTGTTGAGGTTGGCGATGGTACAAGAGTTAATAATATTGGGCTAATGGCTCAACAGCAAAACTATTTATTAGTTGCGGTTGTTCTTTTTCTTGCTGGTATCTTTATTTCATTCTCAGGGAGAAAGAAGTCATTACAAGAGGTAGATTTCACTAAAATAGAATCTTTCTCATCAGATGACTTTGTTTCTTTGAAAGATGGTGAACCATGTCTTAATATCTTGGCTGTAGACAATCTTGCAATGATGTTTTTAAAAAAACATGGTTCAAGTAGTGTTAATGATATCCTTTTTATGAATATGCCTTTAATCGATAGGTTAGAACAAGGTCTCCCTGAACCACTAAGGAAAGATTTTAAATCTACCCTTAAAAGGAGGTTAAAGGACAATTGTTAAAATAACGCCCGCTAAAAGCGGGCTTTTTTTCACTTGGAGAATTTATGGCTGGCAAGTCACTGGGAACTCTGACTATCGACTTGGTTGCAAAAGTTGGTGGATTTGTTTCAGGGATGGATAAAGCTGAGCGTGCATCAGCCAAGTGGAGCAAGCAGGTACAAGATGATGTGGCAAAATCCAGTGCTGCACTAGCAGGTATAGGGGCAGCAGCTATTGCAGCTGGGCTGGCTGTTGGCGCATCCGGATTTCAATTACTGAAATCCACATCCAGGCAAATAGCAGAAACTGACCGCTGGGCTAAATCATTACAATTATCTACCCAGGAACTTCTTGCTTGGCAGTTTGCAGCTGAAAAGGCTGGTGTCTCCGGTGACCAAATGGCTGATATCTTCAAGGATATTGGTGATAAGATTGGTGACGCGGTATTAAATAAATCAGGTGAAGCTGTTGATGCGCTCAACGCTCTTGGATTATCTGCGGAAAAACTATCAAAAGTCAGTCCAGATAAACAATTGCTCGCTATCGGTGAATCTTTGGAGAAAATTAGTACTAATGCCGAGAAGACCACCATTCTTGAAAGTTTGGGTAACGACCTTTCAAAATTACTTCCTTTATTTGATAACAACAACCAAAAACTCAAACAGTTTATTGACCTTGCTAAAGATTATGGTGTTGCTCCTGATGCATCCTCTATTGATGATTTAGTAAAGGTTAATCAACTTTTTGAAGATATGGAGGCTCAGGTTGCAGGGCTCAAAATTGAGATTGCAGCCGGATTGGCAAAAGTTGATCTAACTCCTTTGCAGGGCTCACTTGATAAGCTTCATGACGTACTGACTGACCCCTTGGTTCTTCAAGGTATTTCTGATCTTGTATCGGAAGTCGCTCAACTTGCTGGATGGCTTGTAAAAGCAGCTGCAGGTGCGGGCCAACTAGCAGCCAGCACAGGAAACCGTTTTGCGGCACTTAGTGGCAAGATCGACCTAACAAATATAGACCAAGTTAATGAACGTATTGAATACCTGCAAAAAATCCTTGAAGGAAAAAAAGGTTTTTACTCTCAAAGTGAGTCTATGTTTGGTTGGATTACAGGGGTAGATGACAGCGCGAAAGCACTAAATGATGAACTGCTATCTCTTATAGAAACAAGAGATAAATTTTCTAAAGCTAGTAAATCGGTGCTACCTCTTCAGGTAGCCACTGTGGGAACGGACAACCCATTTTCTTTACCTCCTGGTGGTACGAACGGAAAACCTGTTAAAACACCAACAAGTAAAACAGAAAATGCTTTTAACAGTAGATTGCTTGATCTACAAAAACAAGCTGCCCTTATTGAAACTACTGGTAAAAAAACAGCTGAGGTTACCGAGCTCGAAAAAATAAATTTTGATATTACCAGTGGCAATCTTAAAAAATTGTCAGAAGCTCAAAAAGAACAGCTTCGCACTGCTGCAAAAGCCCTGGATTCTAAAAAGGAAGAGCTTAGGCTTAATCAGGAAAATGCCCGGGTTGCGGAATATGTTTCCGGCTTAGAAAGGCAGAATAAGTTAGTGCAGCAAGGATTTGATAATGAAATTGTTGGCCGTTATTCTGGTGGTCGTGAGCGATCACGCATGCAGAATAATAATGATATACAGCAGGATTTTGCATATCAACAGGATGATCTTTTAAACCAGCTCCAATCTGGAGATATAGACCAAAGTCTTTACGATAAAAAGAAAGAAGCATTACAGGATTCTCTTGATGAGAGGCTTAAAATTCAGGAGGAATATTACAAGAAACAGGATGAGTTACAAAATGATGGTGCTGCTGGTTTTATATCAGGGCTAGCAACGCAAATAGAAGCATCAATGGATTTATACACCAACATGCAGCAGGTTGGTGCACAGGCATTTAGCAGCTTAACGGATATGATTATTGACTGGGCAGAAACCGGAAAGTTAAATGTTAAAGATTTTGCTTCGACATTTCTGCAATCTGTTGGTAGCACACTTCTTTCTTACGCTGCTGCCCAAGTTGCAATGGCGGGTTTGCAGGCCTTTACAGCAATGATCGGCGTGCCGTTTGTTGGACCCGAAATAGCAGGACCGGCAGCAATAGCCGCAACTGCGGCTGCTGGAGTACTGGCGATAGGTGTTGGTACAGCCCTTCAGGGCCAGGCTCATGACGGTATCGACTCTGTGCCCGAAACTGGAACCTGGCTCCTGCAGAAAGGTGAGCGCGTTACGACTGCTAAAACCAGCGCCAAACTGGATGCCACTCTGGATCGAGTAGCAAACCAGTCCACAGGCGGCGGCGCGCTTTATTCGCCCACAATCAATATCCCCATCAATGGTAACCCTTCCGATGCAACTTTGGCGCTGGTCCGTAAAGCTGCAGATGAGGGGGCTGAAAGGGGATACCGGAAGGCGGTTAATTCAGTCGCAAGCGGTCAGGGTGATTTGCATAAGGCCTTGATGGGTAAAACTGATCCTACCCGCGAATAGTGGACACGCGACTAAGTGAGTAAACTCCCAGACAGAGGTATCTCACATGACTAAATCAGCAACCGTAAGTAAGAAACCACGTAAACAGCATTCGCCTGAATTCCGCAGCGAAGCCCTGAAGCTTGCGGAGCGCATCGGCGTTGCCGCTGCCGCCCGGGAACTCAGCCTTTACGAGTCTCAGCTATATACCTGGCGCAGCAAATTACAGCAGCAGA